AAATAAAGTCTGGTATAAATCTGCTTATTCTCATTATAAATTCTCCGTCTCCTCTAAGGTCGGGCATTCCCACAACTTGTCCGCCACCTCTAGCTGCTTTTTGAGTAATGTCAAAATCACCAGAAGTAATAGTACCAATTACAGCGGTTACAGTTCCAGCCCCATCAATTTGATCGGTCCCTGTTTCCTGTTCATAGTATATAGTAGTTCCGTCAGTATTTCCAGTTACATCGTAGGATGTATTTACACTTGCGCTGTAGTGAGTAGCGTGTGGTTTAGGAAATACAGAAGAATCTGTCCACGCAGCACGGGCTAATGATCCTATGGTCCAAATAGGTCTTTTAATTGTTGAATCTAGATAGTTATAAGTCACCACTCTATCCACTACATCTGATCCGTCTTGACAATAAAACCAGCTAACTTCACCAAACAAATTATTTAATCCAGCATTAATAAGATCTCTAGCAGTAGTATTTAAATCCTTGTAGACATAGTCTTCTACTAAACAAGGTAATGATTTTAACTGACCATCATATGCAAAGAATCCATTCTCTGACATCCAGTAAGCAGTGCCATCAACTTCTATACACGCATTCTTTCCTAATAATCCACAGTTAGTCCCTACCTGTTCAAATGAAAAGGTAAAAGGTTGGCCAACAAATTTCATTAGGAACAATGCCGTATCTGTCCATACATAGATTGCATCCCTACCTTTGATAGCACCCATAATTTTAGAACCATCAGCAAGTCTTTGTGTACCAGCAGTATTATTTGCTTTAACTGTATAAGAATCAGTTTGATCAATACTTTCTTGAGAAGAAAATCTAATATACATATCATCTTGTTTGGTTGGATCTCCAATTGTTGTTTCTGTTCCAAAGAAAACTAAGTGTCTATCGGGCGTAGAAACTAATACATGACGTGATGCAGTAGGTGCATTTGCCAATAAAGTTGCTCTGATACTTGTTGCATTTGAAGGAGACGCATCCCATTCAAAACATGAACCATTATATATTAGTGCAATTAATTTTGTTCCATAGTTATCTAATACCCATAAACCTGGATCAATTGTAAAGTCGGCAGAAGACGCTTCTCCCCATGCAACATAATCAGAAATATTAGTTACGGTCACTCCACCACTATGCCCTGCTTTAGTTGTGCCATTAACTTCTCTAGCTCCACCACTTAAAATATTAGTTGTCGTATTATTAGCTGTAAAACTTATATCTTCTGATCCAATTCTTATTTCTCCTGAAGAAGGAAAAGCAGCTGAACTAGTTAAAGGAATGTCGGTTACAGTATCATTAATAGTAGAAGCTAGTGTTGTAGTTGCTGGACCCAAAGCAGTACCGCCCCATAATGCTGTACCCCAACCATAACCACCTAATTGTTTAGAAGGTCCAACTGTATAATAGCACAATACAGAAGTACTGTTACCATCACTTGTACTTAATGGTGTCCCTGATTCCTGAGTATCCATTGTAATTGTAAAAGTCGTTGTAGTAGGAATAGAAGTTACCATAAATTTTTGGTCTTCAAAAGTAGCGTCAGTGTAAGTTGATCCTATAGCAGTAACTCCGAGAACATCATTAAACATTACAACGTCATCTTCTGTTAAACCATGAACTCCAGTACATGTAACTGTAACTGTTGTTGATGAAGCAGTACTTGAAAATTTTGCTCCTGTTAAAGTTGTTCTAATGGGGTGAATGTCATAATATGCTCCCCCTGAATATACGTATAAAATTTTATTAGTGCCGATAGCGGCATATTTAATACCCGCGTTATTGTCCCAATGATGAAGTGCACGTCCCGCTCCTGTCAGTTTACTATTACCAAGTTGCTGCCAACCACCTATTTTTTCAGGAGTACCGTATCTAAAACGAACATTATCGCCATCAAACCATTGGCCTTCAGCCCCGGTTTCTGTAACTTGTTTATTAAATCCTGGTAAAAAACCTAATTTTTGTAACATATATAATCCTTAAAAGGAGACAGTAGGGTATGTGGTGGATCTACTGCCCCCATTTAAGAATTATATCATCGTTTAAACCAAGATGGAAGACCTAAATGTGGACGCCTATCAAACATGTTGTCCTTGGTCCCCGATGTCTTAGAATTATTATAATGAAGAAATACTTGAACACATTCTTTACCTTTAAATTTATTTCTCCAATGCTCTAATTCACAGCCGCTATAAACTAGCATATCTCCTGGTTTTAAATTTACTTGAATCCCTTTATTTCCAATCGGTATATAAGGTTTTTTTAAATCAGGTATTTCTGTATTTGTTGGATCTACATATATGGGCCAATCATCGCCGCCTAAATTCATAGTTGTAGATATCTCACAACTAAATCTGTCTTTGTGTCTTTTTAATATATCACCTTTTTGGTAAAGTCTAGCGTATGTATAGGCAGGATATAGTTTAAGTCCTGTTGCTTTTTCCATTTTAGGTTGACATTTTAACAGTAAAGTTTCCATAGCAATGTCACTATAGTGAGAATAAGCATTAGGAACTTGTGAATCACCATCTTCCCCTAACATGTTTTCAAAAGGAGAAATATATCTATTTTTTTTACAGGTAGTATAAACTTGTTTTTTCATTAAAAAGTAATTAGCTAAAAAAGCCGCTAAGTCTTTAGAAATAGCTTCCCGAATAATACAATATTTATCTTTTTTAAAAGTCATTTTTTAACCACACTGCTACTGTGTATCTTTCACTTTTGTCAATAATAGAAACACCATGTTTATATTTTGTCCCATCAAAAAAAAGAGCCCTTCCTTTAACTGGAGCAACATGGGTTTTATCTTGAAAATAAGTAAAGCCACCTTGATAATTATCATTTAAATATATAATAGCACTTAAAGTAGTTTCACTAGAAGCAGTATCAAAATGCATATCTTTTCCTTTATTTGGAAAAGGCCACTTAACAATTTCAAACCAATCAACAATAGAATTATTTATAGAGGTACCTATTTTATTTATTTTTTTAACTAAAGATTTATGTTTATTTGCATCTAAGGTTAAAGGATAGGTAGTTTCAAAACTACGTTCCAATGGTTTTGAATTATAAAACTTTATTAAATTTTTACATTCAGTACTTGTTAAAAAATTATCTTGGATAATTATTCTATCCATAATTATATACCTTTCTTTAGATTCAAACCAATATTTCCAGACACACTGATTCTTTCTTCATCCGATAAATAAAAAGGATATACACAATGATGATATTTTGAAGAAAATAATAACATTTTTCCTTCATCTTCAGGTTCTAGATTATAATCTAATTGAGAAATATCCCCTAAAGAATTAACAAAAAGCATTTGAAAAGTATTGGGACGTTTAAGAATTGCATGTTTTATAAAAGGTAGCTCACATTCTTTTTTATAACTAGAAGGAATTTTTAACCAAATCACAAAAGAAAAAACTCCAGTATGATTATGCACAGGATTAAACTCATATTTTTTTTGATAGTTAACCCAAAAACGATTTAAAATATAAGGTACTTCCTTTTCAAGAATTACCGCAGGTACTGTGGCATCTAATGTGTACTGATCTGTATACTCTTTGATTGTAGGACTTAAAACTGTTTTAAAAAACCAATCTTTTTTATCTTTTATTAAAAAAGAGTTACTATTATTTGCTACCTGTGTGCTATTTTTTCTTTTTTCAGTTGTTTTAATACAAGTTTTTAATTTTTTTATAACATCTTTAGAAAGAGTTTTTTCAATTATGCCAACATTATTAAAATATTTAAACATCTTTAGCCATTTCTTTCGGTACAGCTTGTATATTCCAATGTATAAATCTAAAAGGTGCTTTACCATGGTCTACTGCGTATTCATGTTCTAGGTATCCTGGAAAAATAATTAAAGTTCCAGGCTTAGGTTTGTAATGAATTTGATCGGTGCCATCAAATATACCTTTTAACTCTGGCTTCAATCTTAATTTAGTAATTCTTGCACTAGGTCTGGGTTCATGAAAAATAGGATAAGAAGTTTTTTCAGAACATTTTAAAAAGTAAAAACCTGATACATGTTGGTTCCAATGGAGGTGTGCTGAATGATGGCCCCCTCCTTTTTTAGAAAATTCTTGTACCCACATTTCAGAAAACATGGTTTGATATTGTTTCATATCATACCCATGATGGTCTAAAAATTCCCAAGATCTTTGACCAACGTAATTTCGTAAATCCATAAAATTATTATCTAATGTTAAAGGTGTAGAATGATGGCTTGTTCCAAAATCACCATATTGTTTAATTATTTTTTTATCTTTTTTTCTAGCTTCTTTAATATATTTATCGGAAGCTTTGTTTAATGATTTAACAAACTCTGGTTTTTCTTCAGTCCATATAGGTGTTTTAAAA